GAACCTTATGGAGAGACTTCCAAGCATCGCGGAAATGAGCGTGAATCCTATCAACCCTGCCCCGCCAGAGTTCAATGAGGAACTTCTGAACGCTATCCTCGGCGCACAGGCACGGCTGAACAGACGTAAGCGGGTTCTCGTGTCGCCGGTGAAAATCAAGTCCGGCGAAGTGTTCACGATGGAATCCGGCGGTAAGTACCTCTGCACGTCGCGGGGGAACTTCGTCCGGCTCGACAAGAAACTCAGTAAGAAGGCGCGCAGGAAAGCCGCCAAGAAAAACAATAACTGAAAGGAGAAACACACATGGAACAGCCTACTATCGTTCTCGCCATGACGCGTAAGGAGTTTGAGAAGCTGGCTACCGGCTGGTTTGTGAGCCAGATGCAAAACGGTGTCTGCACCTGTGAAGCCTGTGAAGGTGTAGCAGAAATTCTCGGTGAGGGAATCGAAGAACTGTTGCTGTTCGATGAGATGGTGGCTGACATGGAAGCCATCGAAGACCTCATCGACAGACTGAAGTCAGACGCTCGGATGAACCAGCTTCTTCTGACGGCCCCTCAGTTTCTCATCACCGCATAACCACGCTGAAAGCGAAAGGAGCACACACTATGACACGAGATGATTTGATGAATGGCCAACCTGCCGAAGCGGTGAAGGAGAGTTACAAGCTGGTCCACGCTCTCGACAACATCACGCCCCCGAACCCCGCCCTCAAGGTTCAGTCCCTCGCCTTTCTGTCGGCAATGGTGGCGGACCTCATGGATTACGAGCCACACCTGATGATGACTCTCGGTGACAACATCAGGCGCGAGATGTCCAAGCATGAGCCGGACACGCTCAAAGCGTTCCGCGCTTATGTGCAGGGAGAACTGCGATGACGGACTCCAACGCTATCCAGAACGTCTATGACGTGCGGTGCAAGAAGTGTGGGTGCAAGTTCATCGCCTACTCCACAACCAAAACCTTCTCCTGTCCTGAGTGCGGCTGTCTGCAACCCGCGCTCAAGATGGAAGTCTACAAGCCCCGCTCAAAAGTCTTCTACCGCAAGCTCACCGAGGATGCGCGGCGACGGCTCATTGCGAGGCGAAGGGGCAGGTGACGTATGAGCGACAGGGACTACATCAATGCGCTGATAGAGTCGGCGCGGAATTATGTGAAAGCGGACCGTAAGGTTCCTGTGGACCTGTTGGGAAAGCTTCATCGGCTCGGGGTTGAACTGGAAGTTATCTATCAGGACAACAACCTCGGGTTTGAAATCTTTGAAACCAAAACCATTAACAGCTTCGATGAAGTCGAGGCATGAAAGGAGAAAGCACTTGGCTGAAAAGAAAGAACGTAACAAGATGTACACGTCGCCTAAGGGCATCGCGGCCTATCCGTGGCTGACGAAGCCGGACACGAAGTTCAAACAGGCGGGTGAGTTTTCCATCCGGCTGAAGGTTCCCGCAGAGGAAGCCTCCGGTCTGGTCAAGCTGATTGACGAGGCTCGTGAAGCGAACTTCGCGGCAGTCAAGGCGGACAACCCGAAGAAGAACATCAAGAAGGCTGACCCCCCGTACAAGCCTGAGCTTGACGATGAGGGTAACGAGACAGGCAACATCCTGTTTACCTTCAAGCAGGGCGCGGTCATCAAGACGAAGGATGGCGAGACCATCAAAGTCACCATCAAGATTTTCGACGCGAAGGGTCGGCCCATCGTCGGCAAGATTGTCGGCGCGGGTTCGACTGTGAAGGTTGCCTTCCAGCTTAACCCCTTCTACACCGCTCAGATTGGAGCCGGTATCGGGCTTCGTCTGAAGGCTGTGCAGGTTCTTGACCTGATTGAACCTCAGGGCGGTTCGGCCGAGTCCTACGGCTTCGGTGAGGAAGACGGTTATGAGTTCGATGGCGAGGATGTCGCTTTCGACGGACAGGCTCCCCCGGCAGGTACGCCGAGTAATGGCGACTTCTAAACTGCCCCGCCTTCGCACACGCTCCACTCTGGAATCCTACACCATAAGCGATTTGAAGAAACGTCAGGTTGACTTTCAGTACGAACCTCACCGCATTAAATATATGCAGGTGCAGGAACGCTCGTACACGCCTGACATCCTTCTCGCTAATGGGATATATGTTGAGGTCAAAGGATACTTTACATCCCTTGACAGGGCGAAACACCTGCTCATCAAGAAGTCCAACCCCGACCTTGACATTCGGTTCCTGTTTCAGAGGGCAAACAACAAACTCAGTAAGACGAGCAAAACCACTTACGCCGCATGGTGTGAGAAGCACGGCTTTTTGTGGGCGGAGAAGTGTGTCCCTCAAGAGTGGATTAACGAGAAGCCGAAATCCAAGCGAAAGGAGGAGAAGCTCCCGAACCCCGGCTTAGTGTCAGCCGGTCCTGAGCGTCTTTACAACTAACAATAATGCCTTCCCCCAACGTGAAGTACCTTGCCGTCCATTGTGCCGCGACGAAGCCGTCGATGGACGTTGGCGCGGCTGAGATTGACCGGTGGCATAGAGCGCAGGGCTGGTTCAAAATCGGCTACCACTATGTCATCCGACGTAACGGGAAGATTGAGAAGGGGCGTCCTGAGTCTGAAATAGGGGCGCACGTTAGCGGCTACAACTCCGTGTCTCTCGGTGTCTGCCTTGTCGGTGGTATCGACAGTAGAGGAAAGACCGAGAACAACTTTACTCCGGCTCAGTTTGAGTCGCTGAGAACCCTACTCACCGAACTCAAGGCCCGCTACCCTGAAGCCATTGTACAGGGACACCGGGACTTCCCTAATGTCAAGAAGGACTGCCCAAGCTTCGACGTGAAGAAGTGGTGGTCGGAACAATAGTCCCCTCAGCGGACGTAGTCGCTTTCACGCTCGGTATCGTCCGGCATTGTGGCTACGTCCGCTTTTAATTGTGAAAGGAGCGTCCTATGGAACTCACAAAACTTCAGATGGTGAAGATTGGTTTCTTCGCCGGTATCGGAATGTATCTGTCAGGCATCGTGTGTGGACTCGCCGGTGTCCTGCTGTCCATCATCTTCCGCTAAGAAAGGAGCATACACATGAAAGCAAAGACCAACAAGATTCAGATTCTCAATCACCTGCTCGGTCAGAAGCATATCTCTCAGCTTGAAGCCCTCGGTGTTTACCGATGCTTCCGCCTTGCTGCTGTCATCCATGAACTCCGTAAGGAAGGCTATAACATTCAGTCTCATTGGTCCGTTGATGCGACCGGTAAGAAGTACAAGCGGTACTACCTGTCCACGAGCAACGAGACTCAGTACGCGTCCTGTAAAACGCTTCGGCGCAAGTAGGTGTCTCTTATGGCTGACGGGAAATTCCTGCGGCACGAACCCTGCCCGAAATGCGGAAGCAAGGACAACCTCGCCCGATACGAGGACCACGGCTTCTGCTTCGGGTGCGGGTATTACGAGGGTACAGGGGGCGTTGAAGCTGAACGCCCTATCCTTGACAACGTCAACTTCATCTATGGCGAGTTCATGCCGTTGATGAAACGCATGATAACCGAAGAAACCTGCCGCAAGTTTGACTATCGCGTCGGTGTTTATCGTCAGCGCAACGGCTCCATGTCTCCCGTCCAGATTGCGAACTATCGGTCTGACGGGAAGGTAGTCGGGCAGAAGATTCGGTTCCCTTCAAAGGACTTCAAGTACCTCGGTGATGGGTCTCAGCCGCCCCTCTTTGGTCAACACCTATGGGGCAACGGCGGGCGCATGATTATCGTCACTGAAGGCGAGATTGATTGTATGACTGTGAGCCAAGTTCAAGGGAACAAGTATCCTGTCGTATCAGTCCCTAACGGAGCGTCCGGCGCAAGGAAAGCACTTCAGCGTGAACTTGAGTGGCTTGAGCGTTTCGACTCCGTGATTCTAATGTTCGACATGGATGAACCGGGACAGGAAGCCGCGAAGATATGCGCTGAAATCTTTACGCCCGGTAAGGCGAAGATCGCACACCTTCCGATGAAAGACCCAAACGAGATGCTGCTTGCCGGGAAGGGCGAGGAAATTATCCGTGCGGTCTGGAACGCAAAGGAGTACCGGCCTGACGGTATCATCGCTGGTCCTGATTCGTGGGACCACTTCATGAAGAAGCGTAACGCTGTGTCTATCCCCTATCCGTGGGAACCACTGAACAAGCTGACTTACGGTCTGAGGAAACACGAGCTTGTGACGGTAACTGCCGGAACCGGTATCGGCAAGTCAACTCTATGTCGAGAACTGGCGTATCACCTTGTAAAAGCCGGTCAGAAGGTCGGCTACATCGCTCTTGAGGAATCGGTTGGTAAAACTGCCGAGTCCTTCATCTCACTTGAACTCAACATTCCCCTTCACACGTCCAAGACGCCGGTCTCTGATGCGGTTCTTCAAGAGGCGTGGAAGCGGGTATTCGACAACAGTCGGTTCTTCCTCTACGACCATTGGGGTTCAACCGACATCGACAACCTCATTTCCAAGATGCGTTACCTCGTCCGGTCCTGCGGTGTGGATTGGTTGTTTCTTGACCATATTTCCATCGTGGTATCCGGCATCGCTGATGGTGACGAGCGGCGAATGATTGACAACATCATGACCCGACTCCGCACCTTTGTCGAGAACGTGGACTGTGGCCTCATCATCGTTTCCCACTTGAAGCGTACCGATGAAAA